TTTGATTGATAGAAAGTATACTAAAAGGAATACCACCAGGAGTCTCTCCATCCGAAAGTCGGAGAGGTGTCTGACCATCTGTATCATAGAATATTTCACCGGGTCTTCCGATGTATTCGGTGGCCTGGGTTCCGCCCATATGGGCAGCGAACATTTTGAAGGTAACATTTGACATTGTAGAAACTCCTGGTGTAATTTACTTCTATTTATATAACATGTAAACTATCATAGTCCCATTTCAGTTTTTTGAATGATATATTCTTTAACTGTACCAGAACGAACAATGTCTTCAATACCAAATTCGATATGGTCGAATGATGACATACGGCGAGTTATTGCCATCAGTTCTCTAATACCAGTCTTGTCATGTGGTTTGTGTAGATCACTCTGACGGTAATCACCACAAAAGACGATACGAGAGTTGGTACCTATACGGGTCATAACAGTATCGATTTCTTGGAAGTTCATGTTGTTACATTCGTCAACGATGATAATGGAATCATTGAAGGTCGTACCACGGAGGAACGATGTAGTGGTGAACTCGACCATTCTTTTCATCTTTAGTATCTTCCAACCATCACCACGACCAAATAGATCGTCACAAATTTCCTGATAGGGTTGTTCGTAAACTTCCGCTTTCTGTTTTTCCGAACCGGGCAAGAAGCCCATGTCTCTTGATGGAACTACCGAACGGATGATAACGACCCTCTTATATGTCTCCTCGATTAGCACCTCCCTTAGTGCAAGATATGATGATAGAAAAGTTTTACCGGTGCCGGCATAACCATGTAGCATGAGATTTGAACCGGCTTCGTAGGCGTCCCATACTCTCTGTTGATTGACAGTGAGTGGCTTAATGTGACGAAGTTCGAAGTGGTTTCTCTCAGCCTGATTTTGAGGCTGATGCTGTTGTTGGTTATTTCTTTTCGACTTTCTTGACATATATTTTACCTTATTGTTATCGTTATTCACATCTCCATAAACAAAAGAGGTCGATGCCTTTTTACGGGCACGACCTCTAAACTTTTTACTGTGATGTTCTGTTGTCAGGTTAAATCTCCTTGGGAATGTCCCAACGCTTGCTTGCAACGGCAGATGCCTCTGGCACAGCGGACTTGATTCGACCGAGAACATACTTTTGAAAATCTGCTGGCGGCTTTGTGATACCGACATTCACCGGATCAACCATTGTAAAGTTGCGTAGCACTTGACGAAGTTGGGGATTATTCTTTTCAAACTCATCACGCTCGGCAATGGTCATTGTGTTGGTGAACTCCTCACCAGTCTCTTTATTTTCCCATGTGTAATTAGGCATCAACATTGTCCTTTGGATCATAAAATTTATTGTTGTTTATTCCACCGTTCATGTTAGCACCGAGAAACATAGGTGCTGATAACAGTTTTTCTAGTTCAGGATGGTTTGTTAGAAACTCATCCAGTTCGGAGACAGACATGAAAACATCAAATGTCTCCCCGGTTTGCTTATCACGAAACGAATAAGTTGGCATTGTTACTCCATAATCCAGTCTGGTGCGGTAGCTGGCGCTTTCCATGAATGAAGGTGTGCCTTGCCTACCTTGTAGTAGTTGCGATAGTTCACAACTGCGTCTTCCGATATGATGTATTTAGCATCCATGGCACTTGGAGGTTGTGTCTTATAGCCAACAGGAATGTTATTTGGCAGAGCAGCGAGGATGCCTTTAAGACCGCTTTCTTCGATCTTATGTACCTTGCCATAACGGCGAGTGTATTCACGACAATGCTCATCTAGATAACACCACAGCCAGTTGTAGTTGTTATTGGACTCACGAGCCCAAACGGCCGACGGGTGATTGATATGCGTGGCAGAATACAAAGAAGTCTCACGACTATCAGATAAACGCCATCTTTTGACACTCCGACCGGTCTTCGTTTTGTCGGTATATTGAACGCCGTCAATAACACGGTGAGCAGTAGAAAGCAACTGTGCAGCCTCAAGAATCATCTTGACGACATGACGATCAACAGCCCACTGGGCGCACATTTTAGGATCAGAGTGAATATAAAAGATATTCATCTTACGATACATCCTTTTAGGTCGGAGAGTAAACCATTTAGAACAGCCCGTGTAAAGGCATCTTCGTTACCATTTAAAAGATTGTGAAGGTTCATGGCATAATAGGCTGCATTATCACCACGAATGAACACGCCGGGCCAGTCATCACCAATCTGGGTCGGACCGGTCTCTACTCGTTTGTCAAGTTCAACATCAATTTTACGAATCTCAGGCATAACGATCCTTTAGAAAGTTTTCCATGTAGTGACGGATATTTGCCGCACCGATAGGATTGGCACTGTGAACATTATACGAGAAGCCATCTAGGTTGTCAACATTCTCCATGATCCAATCGCACAGCCACTTGGCGAAGTCATACCCGGTAAACTCACGAGGCGCACCAGTGCGAGGTGCACCGTCCATATACTCGTCCATAGGACCGTATGCAGACTCCAGATTGTAATGAACATCTGCAAGGTCATGATCGAACGATACATGATACGGAAGACCATAGTTCTTCACATACCAAACAGCATCATGATAGTTCCGTGCCAGGCGCCAATCTGAATCAAGATCAGGCAGATTGCGCAGGTCATCCAGATAGAGTTTATACATCATCATAAAACATATCCCAGTAACCTTGATCCCAATAATTGGCGAGAGCGAGACTTACACCATCGTATGGATTATCCACTAGATTGATGCCATCTTCAAAATAAGCCTCACAACCTTCATTGTAGGCAATTTGTTTTAGTTCGTCGGTCATAGGTCTCTCTTACCTTTCCAGAAAGCAACGACAACGGGGAAGCGGAGTTTGCCGTCTTCCGTTTTGTTCTGATACCGTACCGTTACGCTTGTATAACCATAATCATTATACAATAGGTCTTTAAGGAAGTCAAACTTCCCACGCACTCCTGCAAACTGTGTGGTTCCGTCTTTCAAACGGATTTCAATCCGCTTGACAGCACCTGCCCAATTGCCTTTACCTTCTTCCATAGAAACGATTTCAAATTCATCGTCCTCAAATTCCTTATGCTTGATAAGGTTCTTTGAACGCTTACCTTCATAAAGAGAGTCAGGAACACGAAGCATTTGACCTTCATATCCTTCTTCAAGGTTCCAAGAAAGATTTTCCATAATTTGTTCTTCGCTTTCTGCAATTGTAGATTCTACAAAACGGATACATGGAGAAGGATGATCTTCCAACAAAACAGCACCTAAAAATTCTTTACGGTTCATAAAAGTCCAATTGCGATCATAATCAATCATATCATAAACATGATATTGGATCGTCTTTCTGGACTCTTCCAGATCATCAACAGTCGGTTTAGTCTTACGAGCAAGAGAAATAATCTTCTCAAAGTCGTTTTTTAGTTCATGATTATACAGTTCTCCATCAAGAACAATTTCGGGATATTCCCGAAAGAACGGTTCGAGTGCTTCATGAATATGAGGCGCAGAAAGAATAGGCTTGCCGTTGCGTGACTGCATACCGTCTTTTGATACGAGACAACGAACACCATCAAGTTTCGGCTGCGAGTAATAAGGGAACTTGTTATGCTTTGCAGGGTTATATTTGTCGGCAAGCATACACTCAACGAACTTGGCACCATTCTTAGCCCAAGTGGTAGTCTGATGATACTTGCCTTGATATTCTTTCTTTGTGATTTCAGAAAGCACTTCTAACTCAACCTGTTCTTTCACAGTGGTTGCGTTAGCACGACCGACATTCTTGGCCTCTGGATACTTCCACCCAGAAACTACAATCTTGCCATCTTTGATGCCGGAATGAGTGCGATACTTTGTATCGTCATACTCCATCCACCACACACGGGTGTTACCTTTAGAGTCAATCTTGTAAAGTTTCTGGGTGGCTTTCATATTATCCTCTTATGGTTTCAGGACACTACGCATAAAGTCGAGACCTTTCATTTCAAGGCTCGTATCTTTTAGTTCGTGGCCGCCGTCGAATGTATAGAACTTGTGATATACACCGAGTTGATTCAACTTTGTTGCCACCATAACAGACTGTGCATAAGGCACAATATCATCTTTTGTTCCGTGTATGATACAAGTTGGAGGGAACAAAGCGGTGACTGCATAGATGGGCGAAGCAGATTGATACAGTCCGGGGTTTTGCTCATATGTTGTATTGTTGAACAGCGGCAAAACACCAATAAGGTCTTTCATCTTTGCTCCGCCAAGGTCGCAAGGGCCGAAAACATCAAGAATGCAACTTGCACTAGGGCTAAAATTAGAATGTAAATGACTCCTATCGCCGGGGATAGTATTAGGATTAGCACCAACCATAAGCGCCAAATGACCACCGGCAGAATCACCTCCAACTCCAATGCGATTAGGATCGATACGAAAGTTGACAGCATTGGATCTTACCCATCTAATGGCATTTTGAACATCTTGAAACTGGGCTGGCCATTGCGTTGTCTTGTCCTCATATGTGGCAAGACGGTAGTTTATTGCAATGACATGAAAACCGGCCAGAGCATAGCGTCTAGCACGGCCCTCGTATGCGGATTTATCACCAGCAGACCAACCACCACCGTGGATAAACACAACCACAGGACGAACCCCTCGATTAAGGAGATAGAGGTCAGCGGTCTCCGATTTCGACACACCATATGGGATATCCTTATAAACTGTCCAGTTGGGTTTGATGATGTTAGAGAAGTATGGAAGAATGTAGTTAAGTGGGTTCATGATTGACTCCTTTCAATCTTATCTAGCAATCCTCCGATAAGATTTCACGGCCAACATCAGGACCCCAATTTACTTCCTTGCTTACCTGATCTTCCCGATGTTTAACACTATCGAAGATAAAACGCAACTTGTTTTCTGTTGGCCAGAAACTTAGATAAGCGTTTTCACGATCAAATAGTTCCAGATATTCTTTCTCCGTGATAACACGATGGGAAAAGATATCTTCCGCAATATGATTCTGTGATACTTCTTCTAGTTTGTCTTGATAAGTTCCGGCTGTAATAGCGTCGGTCACATCATCAAGAGCATAATCATTTGGCTCACTATCAGGTAGTCGCACAACATATGTGTGGCGGAATGTGGAAACAGTTTCGACTAGGACAAGTTTGGACATTATATCAACTCCGTTCGATTAAGTCAAGTAGATTAGTTAGGAAACGTTCCTCTTGACTACACTGACCGACAATACCTTCCCACACAGGATCAATCTTTGCAGTCTGGGCAAAATCATGTTTGATACGCCGCAGATCGGCTAGTCTATTATAAATCTTTTCTTTGATTTCGATTAGTGCCACATCGGCGCTTTTAGTTAGAAACTCTGTCATTCTACCACCTCTAGTTTATCTTTATTTACTTTCAATGTCACTTTCTTAGCAGCATTGATATCACCACTCAATTTCGTATAGTCACGACCACCATCAATAGCAACTGGGCCGCACTCCCGATAATCGTGACGATAACGAGAATAATATACATCATCACCAATCTGAATGCCCTCGAAAGGTTCAGTGGCAGAGATACCATTGGTGATCATAAACTGTTCACCATTATTATACAAGGCAAAGTAGTTTGAACCCTGCGGGTGTGCTTCTTCTGTATAAAAGATAGCAGCAGGAAAGTTGGCCCAGCCATGCTTGCCTTTGATACAAGACTCCATAACGAATGTAGCCTTATACATATTCTCAACCTTAGCAATGCCATCAGGCTTTAGAAAGGTGCATTCATTATGGATTTTCATTACTCACCTTTCAGGTTCAGATCGACATTGTTATTGCGGAAGTTATCAGTCATAACATTATATTTGAAACAAGCCTGACTTTTCATGTCACCACTATTCACACAATCCATTTTCAACTGAAAATCATACCAAGCGCCAAATATAATGCAGCCGAACATGACCGCAAAAAGAAGGCAGAGGAAGGCGAAGAACCAATCAAAGTGACGCATTTTTAACTCCGTCTATATGAGAACAGTGATTGCGATATTTGTATGCCGTGCAGGTGCATGAATAACGATTCAGCGGACCCGCAGTTACGACATATTTGCTATCCACGATTTTAACATTATCACTAACATTTGACCTGTCGACCCATGCTTGGATAATGTTTCGCTTATCAAGTATGCGGACCGGTGCATCCATATCTCCAGTTGTTAGAAAGAACTCATTCTCGGATAGCCATGATTGACGAGGCACTACCCAGCCCATATATACTACTTCTTTGGGGTAACGGTAAGTTGCTATGTGTGGATAGTCACACATAGCACTTCGATATTTTAATTTTAGATACGCCATATGGCACTCCGAAATTAAATGCCAAGAGCCTTGAGGTCAAGGCCTTCAATCGAGTCCCAATCACGATCAATGTTGAACGAAGTGCCAACTTCACCGCTAGTGCCGAAAGTCTCGGTCACATCGTCAAATTCACGGACATTCTTGGGCTTGAACTTAGCACCGACTGCCTTGAGCTTTGCAAGGTTAGCTGCCTTGATATCAGCAACGGACTTTTTAGCAGCGACCTTCTTAGGAGCAGCCGCAGCAGCCTTCTTAGCAGCAAATTCCTTGCTGGTCTTTGCGACAATCGTAGAAAGCTTAACAGTCTTTTGCTTGGGAGCCTTAGCAGCCTTCGGAGCAGCAGCCTTACGGGCAGCGCCGTGGACAGTGTTACGAATAGCCTCAGCGTTAGAGGGTTCAGCGATTAGCGTATAAGACGCAACCTGGCGACCGTCTTTTTGCTTAGTGATGGTAAAGCCAAGCTTGCCGAGGTACCAGACATGCTTAGACGCATAATCGCCATCGCCGACATGAGCATTAATCTCGGCCGGGGTAACGGGAACATTCATCTTGATAACCTGAAGGACCTTGACAACAGTAGGAGAGATAGTCAGATTTGCCATAGTTAAGACCTCGCTTTTTTGATTTATGCTCTATTATAGGACAGTTTGGGACCCCTTGCAAGGGAAAAATGCCCGAAAAAGTGCGACATGATGACGCACCCCTAGTCTATCGATTAGGTAGACTATTCAAGGCTTGGACTGGGCCATACCGGTCGTCCATGTCATAATACAGGGAATCGATAATCCCCCCGACCATGTCACGGTCGACCTTGAGAGCGGACCGGGCGTTTACATACTCGACCACATCGCCGAGATAATAAGCGCCAGCTTCAATAGCATCGCCCACGAGTTCCACGATTTCGGTATAAGCATCAGACATGCGAGACATATTATTCCTCCTTCAATCAGCAA